TTATCATTTTCTATTAAGATTGAATAATTCTTTGAAGATGTTTTCTTTTGTGGCACGCCTGATTTAATTGTTGATGGAGTTGTTTACGATACTAAATGCAGTTGGGATTGTTATACTTTTCCTTTGTTTGATAATGATATACCTACAAAAGATTATTACTATCAGCTACAGGTTTATATGCACCTTACAGGATGTAAGAAAGCTACTTTAGTTTATGTGTTGTTAAATACACCTGATGAATTAACGTATGAAGAAAAGCACAACTACGATGATATGGATGCTAAATATAGAATTAAGCATTTTGATATAGAATACAACGCAGAAGTTATTGAGCAGTTACAAAAAAAAGTAATAGAAGTAAGAGAATTTATAACAACAATTAAATATTAGAAACTATGGCAGAAATTCAAGTTACATTAAACGCACAGGCGTTAAGGAATTTAGTTACAAAGCGTAACTACAAAAACAAAGACGGTCAAGATGTAGAAGTCCAAGAGGTAAAGTTTAAATTAGTTGAGGTCAAAGAACCTAAAACTATATTTACATCTGATAAGTACAGAATTGATAAAACGCATTTCGCTTGTGTTGTTCAAACAAAAGAGCAACGTGAAGCAAAAGCAGACACTATTTATGTTGGCGAGGGATTTACAACCGTTTGGAATGTAAACGATGTAGTTGTTCATCAACCTGAAATAGTTACGACTTCCTTTGGAGAAGTTCACGATGATTTGCCATTTTAGAAACATTAACAACCTTATAAAAACTAATATATGAATAATTATAAAAATTTTTTAGAAAGTAAAAAAAAATCATTTATCGAAAGTGGTTTTGATATTTCTGAAAATAAACTAAATCCTTTATTAAAAGATTTTCAAAAATTTGGAGTAAAAACATCGCTTTTTAAAGGCAAATTTGCTTTATTTTTTGATTGCGGATTAGGAAAAACATTTTGCCAATTAGAATGGGCTAAGCAAGTATCTATTAAGACAAAAAGAAAAGTTTTAATACTTGCTCCATTAGCAATTATAGAACAAACAAAAAAAGAAGCCGATAAGTTTGGGATTGATAGTAAGCATTTTGATATTACTAATTATGACCAGTTAAAAAATATTGATGTTTCTATTTATTCTGGAGTTGTACTTGATGAAAGTTCTATTTTAAAAGGTAGAGATGGTAAAACTTCATCTTTAATTTTAGAACTGTTTAAATCAACGCCTTATAAACTTTGTTGCACTGCTACACCAAGCCCTAATGACCATATGGAATTAGGGCAGCATTCTGAATTTTTAGGAGGAATGAGTTATTTAGAAATGTTGGCTATGTTTTTTGTTCACGATGGAGGAGAAACTTCAAAATGGAGATTAAGAAAACATGCTAAAGATTCTTTTTGGAAATATGTATCAAGCTGGAGTATAGCGATTGATAATCCAATTACTTTGGGTTTTAATGGAGATGGTTATACGCTTCCGGAAATAGAATATATTGAGCATATTATACCAGTTGAAAATTTAAGCGAAACATTATTTGGAGATGTGGCTGTTTCTGCTACTGAACTTCATAAAGATTTAAACCGAAGCTTTGATTTAAGAATTAATAAAACTTTAGAACTTGTAAATAATATAGAAAACCAATGTATCATTTGGGGATTAAAAAATAGTGAAACTGATACACTTTCAAAGTTGTTAGATAATTCTATTAATGTTCAGGGTTCTGACGATCCTGAATACAAAGCAAAATATTTAAATGGTTTTTCTGATAATGAATTTAAAAATCTAATTACTAAAACATCTATAGCTTCATTTGGAATGAATTACCAGCAATGTAGTGATATGATTTTTATGAGTTATGATTTTAAGTTTGAAGCATTTTATCAAGCTGTTAGACGTTGTTATCGCTTTGGTCAAAAGAAAAAAGTAAAAGTACATATTCTTATACCTGAAAGTCAAACTAACGTTAGAAAAACTATTTTAGATAAAGAAAAACAACACTTTGAAAGAATTAGAGAAATGGCATTATATTCAGCAGAAACAAATTATAAAACAGCAAAATCAAAAGTAAAAATTATGAACAAAGAAATTAAAACAGAAAATTATCATTTAATAAATGGAGATTGTGTACAAGAAACAAAAAAACTGCCTGATAATTGTGCAGATGTAATTGTATTTTCTCCTCCTTTTGCAGAATTATATGTTTATTCAGATAAAGAAGAAGATATGGGAAATGTTACCAATTACCAACAATTTGAACAACACTTTAAATATCTTATACCTGAACTAAAAAGAGTTCTTAAAAGCGGTCGTATTTGTGGTATTCATTGTATGGACTTACCAATACAAAAAGGCAAAGAGGGATACATTGGATTGCGTGATTTTAGCGGAATGCTTATAAAATGGTTTCAAGAAGAAGGATTTATTTATCATTCAAAAGTTACACTTTGGAAAAACCCAGTAACAGAAATGCAAAGAACAAAAGCATTAGGATTACTTCATAAAACTATAAAAAAAGATAGCGTAATGTCAAGAGTTGGTATTCCTGATTATGTTTTGTTTTTTAGAAATGATGGAGAAAACCAAACTCCAATTACTCATCAGGATAGGGATAGTTCAAAATCAGATTATTTGCCAGTTGATTTATGGCAAAAATATGCTTCACCAGTTTGGTATGATATAGATTATTCACGTACGTTACAATATAGGTCAGGGCGTGATGGTAATGATGAAAAACATATATGCCCTTTACAGTTAGATACTATTGAAAGGATATTACATTTATATTCAAATGAAGGAGATACAGTTTTTAGTCCTTTTGGAGGAATAGGATCAGAAGGTTGTTGTGCTATTAAAATGAATAGAAAATCAATATCGATTGAATTAAAAGAAAGTTACTTTGCTTTAAATTCTAAAAATCATAAAGACTTTGTAGAAGAAAAAAACAGTTCCTTAACTTTATTCTAATGCAAAAAAAATTAGCAAGAGTTTTTGTCTTGGTTGATTTACTGGTTCAAGAAATTGATGAGCCAGTAATGACACCTACAAAACAAACAAAGCAAATACAAGATAAGGCAAGAGAATTACAAGAGCTATTATTACCAGTTCTACAAAAGTTTTATGAGAATAAAACAGTAAGTCAAAGTAATTTTTTTCAAACGATGCAAAATAAATTTTATTATATTTTTGATAAAGAATACAAATAGTATGAACAAAGTAAATAAACAACGCTTTACAGATTTATATCTTAAAGATAAGCTACAACGTTATCCATCGTTTATAGGACGTGAATACGCTGTTCCTGCACCCAAGTTAAAAGAAACAGGAGCAAATGATTTAACTCGTTTGGTTATTGATTTCTTAACGTTAAACAACTGCCAGGCAGAACGCATAACTTCACAAGGACAGTACCGAGATAACACAAAGCAAGTAACAGACGTTATAGGTAGAGTTCGTACAATAGGCAGCGGAACATGGACTAAAGGAACAAGCACCGCAGGAACAGCTGATATATCAGCAACAATAAAAGGTCGTTCCGTAAAGATTGAGATTAAATGGGCAAAAGATATACAATCAACTGCTCAAAAGCAATACCAAAATGCAATAGAAAAATCAATGGGAATATACATTATAGTTAAAACTTTTGATGATTTTGTGTTATGGTTTGATAATTATTTATTAGATTTGTAACTGCATCAATTTGTGTGGAATTGATACTTTAAAAGCATTATTAATTATCCTTACGGGAGTAGTTGCCACACACAACGAAACCGTAGGGATATTTTATTTATAAATATGTACTACTTAAAACTACTTGAAAAATTCTCACTCCTAACTGTTGGAGAAAATAAAATACCAAACTTTGGATGGAAGAAACAACAAACAGATAAATTAACAAAAGAACAGTTTTTAGTTAATTATCAATATGCTGGAGGTAAGAATTGGACTGATACCGATGGCGTTATAAACGAAATTAAAGCCACAAAAAATGTAGGTATAATAACAGGTTATGAAGATTTAGAAGTTATAGACATTGACTTAAAAGTGTTTTCTACTGCTAAAGAAAAAACAGACTTTTGGAGTGAATATATTGGTTATTTGCGTGATAACATCCTTGACTTTGATGACAAGTTTGTTGTTTACAAAACTATGAACGATGGCTACCATATTTTGTATAAGTCTAAACGCTGTGATAAAAATACAAAGATAGCAAAGTTAAAAGGACATACCGAAGCAATTATAGAAACAAGAGGCAAGTACGGTTATGTTTTTATTTACGAAAATAATAAAGTATCAAAAAAAGAATATTTAGATATTGATTATATTTCAGATAGTGATAGGGATATTCTATGGACTTTTTCTAAAATGTACAACTACATTGAAGAACTACCTGTTGAACCTAAAAAAGATACTAAAGTTTACAACATTGGTCAGTTAACGCCTTGGGAAGATTACAATAATAAAACATCTATTTTAGATTTAATAAATGATGAATTTAAAATAGTAGGAAACCACGCTAAAAAATTTGTTATAAAAAGAAATGGAGCGACTTCTCCACATTCAGGATATGTATTTAAAGATAATGGATTTATGTACCTCCACAGTACAGGTTCAATTTATGATGCTGAAAAAATTTATACACCTTTTTTAGTTTATTGTAAAAAAAACCATAGTGATGATTTTAAATTAGCTGCTGCTTATTTATACAAGCAAGGTTATGGAAGTAGATTTGTAAAAGAAGTTATGCCTGTTGTTAGTGATAAAATAAAAAGCATAGAATTTCCATTAGAGATATTTCCAGACGTTGTAGAAAAATACATATTACATTGTAAGGAACGTTTAATGTTAAACGAAGATTTTATGGCTGGTGCTTTGCTTTGGATGACTTCTATATTAATTGGCAACTCTATGAAGATTGAAGCTAAAAAAGGATGGTTAGAAAGTCCGATATTATTTATAGCATTAGTTGGACGTGCTGGACTTGGTAAAACACCAAGTACAAAGCCAATCATACAACCGATAAAAAAAATCAATCAAAAGAAGATTGAAGATTATTTAAACAAATACAAAGAATACGAACATTATATTGAAGCCACTAAAAAAGAACAAGCGGGATTAGTTCCTGTTGATAAACCTACAAAGAAACAAATACTTGCAGAAGATACAACTATTGAAGCGCTAATAAACCTGCACAACGAAAGTAATAAATCTATTGGAGTTTTTAAAGACGAACTTGATGGATGGTTTAAAGATATGAATAAATACAGAGATGGCTCTGACAAACAAAAATGGCTGTCTATTTGGTCAAATGAAAGTATAATTGTAAATAGAGTATCACGTCCAGACTTATACATTGCATCGCCTTTTATATCTGTTATGGGAGGAATACAACCAACAATATTAGATGAACAGTTTACTACTGAAAATATAGCAAACGGATTTATCGATAGATTTTTATTTTGCTATCCTGAAAAAATAACATTTGAAAATTTTTCACTTACAGATTTAGAAGATAATATTTCTGAATGGTGGAGTGATAGCGTTATTAAAATAAGCGATAGCGTTGCACAGTTTATAAAGAAAGATGAAAACGGTAACATTATACCATTTATCTGTAAAATGTCGTCAGATGGCTTTAAAACTTGGATAGGGATATTTAACAGTTATTCTTTAATGCAAAATTCAGATGACGAAATAGAAAGTAATAAAAGTATGATTGCAAAAATTAAGGTTTACATTCCTCGCTTTGCTTTAATTATACATTTTTTAGATTGTATGTTTAATGGCAAAGATATTAAAGAAACAAATGTAAATCAAGAAACTATTTTAAAAGCTGATTTATTAGCCAAGTATTTTATCAATCAATTTAAGAAAATAAAAATAGATAGTGCTGAAACTACAAAGATAAAAAGCAATATTTCAGTTTCTACTGATAACGAAACTTTTGTAAGAAAATGTTATGATGAAAATCCTGATTTTAACCGTACAAAAATAGCAGAATTATTAGGAATTAGCAGGATGTCAGTTAGCAGATATTTAAAAAAGTAGGAATTTTAGTGTAACATTTGATGTTACAGTATGTTACACCTATGTTACAGTCGTTAAGTGTTGATTTTATTGGTACTCACAACGTTTTTAGTAGGTGTAACAGGTGTAACAGGCGTTTTTTGAGAAAAAAATATTTTTTAAAAAATAAAATTTTATAAATATTACGCCAACTGTAACATGTTACTGTTACACTTGCTAAAAATAGAGTGTAAATATTTGCTAATTAACAAGTTATAAAATAAAAACAGGTGTAACAGGTGTAACAGGTTGTTACAGTAAAAAAACAAATATGAAAATAGAAATTGAATTTTTAGAATTTACAGAGTATTCAGATGAATATTATAAAAAATTTGAAAACAGAATTTTAAATGCACATTTTTTACCCTTAAATGATACAATTGTAGGCAATGAATTTGTAAGAAAAAATCATTTAGGAAAAGAAGAAATTGAAGAAGTAGAGATAAAATTTTTTAAATTATTTAGCTACAATAACGATGTAGTTTTATATAAAGAAATAATTTTAGAACCAGTTGAAACAGAAAAAAAACAATTACAAATATGGTAAATATTACTGATCCGTTTATTAAAAAAGTAAATATTATAATTGAAGATAAAATTTGGAACTTTCCTTTTAAATTTTGCATCAGTAAAAATAAAAGACCATTTAGATTATCTGGAATAGAAAAAACAGATTCAGGATATTATATTATTATTATTTGGTTAGATAATAATAAATTTGAAACTTTTGAATATGATAAAATAGAACCTTATTTAAAATCATTATAAATTAACAATCTATGTAATTTGTATTATAATAGTATGTAAGTTTGTGTAATAATTAATTAACCAATAAAAAAAAATCATGGTCGCAGTAGTTACAACAAACAAACAAGAATTTACACAGTATTTAGAATTTAACAATCTAAACGAAACAGAGTGCAAACAAGTTAGAATTTTAAACGATGTACAAATCGACAAACGCACTCCGATAATCTTTAGTGAAGCAATTTACTTAAAAGGTGCTGAAAACGTTACTGATTACGTTTTGAATCGAATAAGCGTAACAGGAGGCACAATTACAGATGTAGCAACAACAGATACCAACGGAAACTATGAGTAGATATTTAAGCGAAAAAAAGAAACAAGAAGTATTAAAATTATACTTCAACGGTAACGATAAACGATTAAGAATAATCTCAAATATCGTAGGATGTACAGAAATGAGTGTATCTACAATAGTAGGTAATAAGTTCACAAATCATATAGAATTTGAAGATGATGGATATATGATATTTCATAGTGGTATGAATTGTTTATAACGTATGGTGCTATGAGCAGGTTTGCCTTGCAGAAATGTTTAAATTTAGCACAAATGTTATTGGCAAACTTGCTTATAGCACGTGTTATACGCTGGCACGGTTGATTAAACGATAAACTTAAATTGAAACGATAAACAAATTTTTTATTAAAATGAGCGAGGGGAAAAAAGAAATTTTATTAGGTAATTGTTTGGAACTTATGAAGGACATACCAAACAGAAGTATTGATATGATACTTTGTGATTTACCTTATGGAACTACTGCTTGTAAGTGGGATACAATAATTCCATTTGACAAACTTTGGGAGCAATACGAAATATTGATAAAACCTAATGGAGCAATAGTATTGTTTGGTAGTGAACCATTTTCAAGTGCTTTAAGAATGAGTAATATAAAAAACTACAAGTATGATTGGATTTGGGATAAAGAAAGGGGTGTAGGAATGAGTACAGTAAAAACAAGACCGATGAAGCAACACGAAATAATATCAATATTTTCATTTGAAAGTCATAAATACTATCCAATAATGACAAAAAGAGATACTGTATTGGATAGCACCAAATGGAAATTTAACACGATACATTCGGAAAACGGGAACTTCAATAGTAAAGGGAAACCTGGAAGAGTTTATACGGAAAAATATCCAACATCAATATTGAAATTCCATAAAGATAAAGGAGATTGCAATGGATTAAACAGGGTTCATCCAACACAGAAGCCTGTGGAATTATTTGAATACCTTATAAAAACCTATACGAATGAAAATGAAATAGTATTGGATAACACAGCAGGAAGTGGAACAACCGCAATAGCTTGTTTAAAAACCAATAGACAATTTATAGTAATGGAAAAAGAACAAAAGTATTACGATATTATTTTAAAGAGGGTGGAAGATTTTAATAAAAAATTTGAAACGCAAACTCTCTTTGGAAACGAAATGTAGTGCTTGCGTATAACGGTTTGCAGCTAATAAATCGTTTGTAAACCAATAGTAGTGAGTGAGCAGTTAACCAAATGTTTATTAGGTGCTGTTATGCTTAGTTAGGAAAAATTTTAGAGTAGCAGTAGTAAATTAAAATATCGAATAGTATGGAAAACAAAAAATTAAGAATATTAGTAGGATGCGAAGAAAGCCAGGCGGTTACAATAGCATTAAGAAAATTAGGGCATGAAGCATTTAGTTGTGATTTGTTGCCTTGCAGTGGAGGGCATCCCGAATGGCATTACCAAGAAGATATATTTAAGGTGATTGATAAAGGTTGGGATATTTTAATATGCTTTCCGCCATGCACAGATTTAGCGGTAAGCGGAGCAAGACATTTTGAACGTAAAATAGCGGATGGTAGCCAACAAAAAAGCATTGATTTTTTTATGGCATTAGCAAATTGTAACATACCAAAAATTGCTATTGAAAACCCAATAGGCATAATGAGTGGTAAATGGAGGAAACCAGACCAAATAATACAGCCCTGGCAATTTGGAGATAAAGCACAAAAAAGTACTTGCTTATGGTTGAAAGGTTTACCTAAGTTAAAGCATACTGAAATAGTAGACAAAGGCGAATTTTTTGAATTTACTAGTAAGAAAGGCGAAAAGAAACGTATGCCAATGTGGTATTACAAAGCCTTGCAAGACGCTAAAACACCTGAGCAAAGAAGAACATTAAGAAGTAAAACTTTTCAAGGCATAGCTGATGCAATGGCTTATCAATGGACGAATACAACTAATGATGAATTAACACTTTTTTAAACCCAGTAGCGTGGGAAAAATTTTACCTAATTGAGCATAACTCATCGCTAACAGACACTAACCCCCGTTATCTACTAAAATAAGGTAGATAACGGGGGTTTTATTTAAACAAAGTAAGTGAGGGATTTTTCTACACACCCTCATCCAACTATAAAAACAGCCATTCTACTTGAACTACCTTACTTTGTTAAAAGATAACCCCCTCCAACAATAGCAGCAACCGTTGTTATTTTGTAGAGGGTTTTTTTACGCTTTTCTTTTCGTAACTGTTTTTCAACTTCTTTAATTGCTAACTTATTCTGCTCGATTGAACTTTCGTAAGCACTTGAAATATTATTTATATTAACTTTTAAAGTATCAATAGTTGTATTTGCTAACTCAAATTTATTATTTACGATTGAATACTCTTTCGTTAATATCTTATAATCGTATTTTAAACCATCATATTTTATCAAATCACTTATTATAAATCTACTTAATGTATCTTTAATCGTTACTTCATTCGTATATACGCTTTTTATCGCCTGTGGCTGATTATATCGGTCAATGTAGTACTTTGCAATATCTGTATTATTATAACGCTTTAAATCGGCTAATTTAGTGTAAACAATTTTAGAGTTGTGAGCGCTATCTTGTTTAAGTTTTAGTATTTCAGCATCTTTTACTTTGATTGCATCTTTGTAATGGATGATAATATCATTTGATTGCACCGCAATTTTGCGCCCTTTTTGTTGGAATTGCACCGCATTATCTTTATAATTAGCAGTTAATGATGGTTGTGGGTCGCATTGTTGAAATAAAACCACAATTAATAACAATGTAATTACAATTATTTGCCAATTATCTTTAATCCAAAATAAATTAATTTGTTTCATAGTTCAATCGTTGTTTAATTATTTTTCTAAAAACTTTGTTAACGCTTTCTTTGTTGATTCCTCTGTTGTAATTCCATTTCATTACTTTGTTAATTCTTTGGTAGTTTGATAAACTCATAGATTTACTTGTATTTTTCTTGTTGCACAGCTTATTTTATGTTCACTATTTGTTTTGTGGCAATACTTACAATAATCATCTTGTACGCATTTAGGATATGTACAATAATCTAAATTGCATATTTCGCCATCTCGTTTAACTCCATTTAATTTACATTTAATTGATTCTTTTCCGTTTGCCCAAAACATATCACAATTATCAGCATCATCTTCACGATTGAATTCGCCGTAACTTTGCCACATTCCACTTGTAGCAGTAAACCGATAACAGTATTCTTTTGAGGGACATAAGGTATCTGAACATTTTGATATATCTGCCATGACTAATTGTTTAAAGATAAACCCTAAAAAATGGGGTTTATGTTGTTATTAAAAGTAATTACATTAAACTATTTTATAATTGATAATTCTTAAATTTTTTAACTCATAGTTTCCATCTTTAGAAACTTTTACATGAGCAAAACCATGATTATAATTATTATAAGGCGCATATTCAGGTTCTAATCCACAAAGACAACCAGTTGACCAAGTTGTTGTAACATCGCCACTTAATGACTTTTCAGTATGTTCACTTGTTCTATGATGATGTCCAACCATTGCGCTTTCTTTTGCTTTTAAAAATAACCCTCTTGCAGGATTAACAGGAGGCGCAAAACCCCCATACCATTCGTGACCATGTAATATTGGAAGTTTACCAGCCATTGCTATTTGTTTATCTTTAACTAAAGTAACTCCAAACTCTCTAAATCGTAAAATTTGCTCTAATTTAAAATCGTCTATACCTAATAATTCAGGAGCTTTTAACATTAAATAATGTTCCCATCTCGCCTCGTGATTTCCTATTTTAAAATATATCGGGCAATTAAAAGTTTCTTTTAACCTTTTTAAAAACTCTCTACATATTTCAAGTTCTCCTGCTAAATCTCGCAAACGTCTATCTTTTATAAAACGTGATGCTTGGTACATATCTAACGTATCTCCGTTTAAATAGACTGCATTTACGTTATTTTCAACACCATAATTAATTGCTAATTCTAACGCTTTGTTGTCTTGATAAGGCAAATGAATGTCACTTAAAACAAGTATGTTATTTTGACCTTTAGGAATTATAAAAGGATTGATTTTAGAATAATCGCTTTCGGGTAGATGAAATTTCGACATAGCTTGTTTTTTTTCTTCATCTGTTCTGTTTCCGATAATTGTAATTGTAGAATTGTTTTTACTATTTTCGCCTCTGTATCTTCTTAAACTACCTCTTACCGCTTCTAAATTAGGAAAGTCTAAAGAATGTTTTTCAAAAATAAGTCTTGATAATGCGTTTGTAGTTGCTTTTGGGAATTTTTCAATAAATGAAATAACGATGTTTTTTTTGTAGCTTGTAGCGTTTTGGTTTCCTTTTACACTCATAATTTTAGTTTTAGTTTGTCAAAACTACTCAAAATATTTAAAAATCAATTTTTTACGTCTTATTTATAATGATTATAAATTATTTATTACTTTGTTGTTGTAAAATAATTTGTATTAATTCGGCTTTTGATAGTTGACTTAAATACTCTGCACTATAAATATTTATAATTTTTTTAAACATTAGCTACCTATTTCGAAGTGCATCCAATCGTAATTTTTCTCAACTCCTAAATTTACAAAACCATGATTGTAAAATATTTCAATCATTGGTAAATATTCTGAACGTGCAAATCTTGCTGTTGCAGCAGTTTCTTTTAACTGATTTCTTTCAGGGTCTAAATCAATAGCTAACCCCCAACTGTGACGTGAATAATCTGAACCGCCACGCATAGCACGAAAATTAAAACAACCTCCAAATAAGTCAATTCCTAATTCTTGTATTTTAGCAAGTCCGTAATGATGTAACAATGTATTAAATACTGAAAGAAAATCATCAGCAACTAACTTATGGCAACGCATTTTAGTAACTGTTGTATTTTTATCCCAAGCTAAACGCATTGGATAAGGCAGTTGTATAGTAGTTAGGTAACTACCTTGTTGGTTTGGTTTACCATACTTTTTAATAATCTGTGGCGTTGTTAACATATTTAATTTATAAAAAGTTTAATTAATACTGTTACTAATCCAGCTAAAGTAATTGAAGCTACTGAACCAATTAAAACGAAATAAACACCGTATTGTATAAGCTTGTCATTTTGATTTTTAACGACTGTTTTTAAATCTTTGAACTCTTGTACTAATCCATTATTACCGTTCATTATACTGCCTATTAAGGCATTTTCGATTCTAACTAATGAGTTTGCAAATTCTTCATTTGTTGTTTTCTGAATGTCTAAATGGTGTCTAATTCTGCCTACTTCTCCTTTTATTTCTACAATGTCTTTTTCTTCTTTAGTTGCTGTCATTACTCTTTAGATTCTGTATTATTACTATTTTTATATTTGTCTACTACGTTTATTCCGAATAAGGTTGCTACAAGTCCTGTATAGATAACCATTAATCCTGTAAACAAACTCCAATCATTATTAAGCCACGCCCACACTACATATACATCCGTTGGAATTAATACGCAAAAAACAGTTATTGCTAAAGCAGTTAGTTTCTTACCACTTGCTCCATTTTCTCCGTTGTCTAAACTGCCTAATATTTTTTTTGTTAACTGATTCATATCGGTTGTTTATCATACCAACTCCATCCATCAATAGGATAAATATAAGTATCTTTTAATTCTATTAATAATGTGAAAGTAGGTGCATAAACTCCATTTGGAGCATAAAGCCAATTTTCATCTTCTAATTTGTAAAATCCTGATGTATCTTCCATTATATTTTATGGTATTATTGTCCAACCAAGTGAAGTTATTACTAATCTATCTGCGGCAGTTAAACCAGCAGCACCTGTTGCACTTGTTATATTTATTGTTTTTGATGTTACAGCA